TTGTCGAACAGCAGATTATATGGTGCAGTTAGAACGCTTGGGCAAATGGCTGTCCCAGACAGGCCGGGTCATCCTAACCAGATAGGCGTAAACATAAGGCTTCCGGGACGGAAGACTGTGGCAGAGCCTATTAACTCGGCTGTTAATCCTGAGTTAACTAATGTTCCAGACAAACCTATATGGCAACGTATGGGGGAGTTTCTAATGCCGTCAGCCCAAGCCGCTGAAAGAGCAGAGGTGGTAAGACAGCCAAACGATGTGTTTACCCAGAAGCTAGAGACTGAGGGATGGCAAGGCGCAACAGTGTTACCTCCAGATGAAGAGTCTCAGTTTAGACAGTGGTTCTTGAACTCCCCTTTCCATCAAGAGTACCAAAACAGACATGGGCGACCTCCCAATATGGATGACCCAGACTACGATTATCGTGGTCTATGGAAATCCTATGGCCCTCAAGATGCGTTTAATCAGGTCGAAGAAGCAGACGGACAATCCTATTACCACGGATATAGCCGCGCCCCTGATGGGGGTAAGTGGTTGAAAAATCCTAGCACCAACCCCACAGCGTGGATGGAGGTTGCTATGTCAGGAATGAATCGTGATTTCTTACGAAGTAAGTATGGGATATTCAATGACGCACAACTGCATGATGCGATCTCTAAAGCTAATACGCCACAAGGCCGTGAGGAGTGGGCGAAGATTTACCAACAAAGCCAAGATTATGACGCAAATCAACAGGCTCAAAAGGTGGCAAAGGAGACCGCGCCAGTCACACAGACGGCAGGAGCCGAGCCAAACTTTGACAAACTATCTTTTGGACAAGCATTTAGACAAGCAATGAAGAACCCTGATATTGTTAAGAAGGGTAGGTTTATGTGGCGAGGAAGACCTTACGCCGCTAAATACGCTGGATAAGAAGGACAAGAACTATGTGGAATCAAATGTCGAAATGGTTAGGGTCCCAACAAGTGTCCCCTTTCTTTGGTGATGGACCTCCTATGGGACCATCCGCCGATGCTTTCCTTGAGACTGTTCCTCCGAAATGGAGAACTCCCCCTATGATGCCGATGCCCGACTTTGGTGCATCCCCCACTCCTACTCCTATGCCAGAGTATAATTTAGATAGTCCCGAATTCATGCAGATGTTGATGGACGCTCTTAAACGGCAGAACATGGGGCAGTTTAACGAGACCCCTTATTAATGTTCTGGACAGTTTAGGAGAGTAGTGATGACTGTCGAACGTGCTGGCGAAAAATTCTCTGGATACAATAAACCTAAACGGTCTCGTAAAGGCGGGAAGAAGTTTGCTGTCCTCGCAAAAGAGGGGAGCAAGACAAGACTGATCCGATTTGGCGATGCCAATATGACGATTAAGAAGGATCAGCCGAAAAGACGTAAGAGCTTTAGAGCCAGACACAAGTGCGATACGAAACCTCCTTCAAAGCTAACAGCACGATACTGGTCCTGTAAGAAATGGTGATGCTGTGTCTCTCGTAGAAAACATAAACAAGCGTAAGAAAGCGGGAACGTCCCGCTCTAAGAAGAAATCAACTGTAAGCAACAAGGCTTATGCAGCAATGAAAGCTGGCTGGCCTAATAAGAAAAAGAGGAAGAAGAAATGAGGAAGGCCGTTGATGCTCCCAAGGGTTTCCACTGGATGAAGTCGGGTAAAAGCTACAAGCTGATGAAGGACCCATCCACAGGTTATCAGTCCCACAAAGGTGCTAGCAAAAAAGCTAGCTTTGAAGTCCAGAAGGTACATAAAAAATAATGTTTGGATTGGCAGAGAGCGTAGTCGGGGTTGCGGGAAAGGTCTTAGACAAGTTCGTTGAGGACAAGGACCTACGGACCAAGATTGAAGGTGAACTGAAGGGCCAAATGATCCAACTGGATTTGGCTCAAGCTCAAGCAAACGTCGAGGCCGCGAAGCATCCCAGTCTATTTGTCAGCGGTGCTAGACCAGCCATCCTTTGGATATGCGCCTTCGGTCTGGGCTGGCAGTTTGTCTTTCAGCCTGTCTTTGTCTGGGCTGTCGCTGTGTCTGGCAGTGATCTGGTGATCCCGATTATTCCGACTGAGGGCCTGATGTCCCTGACGTTATCCTTGCTTGGACTGGGTGCAATGCGGTCAGCGGAGAAGTTCAAAGGTAAGGCCAGAGAGAATATGCGGCGAACCCAATAAGAGATGGTATATATCTTAGTCTACTCTTGGCTCACTACATATCCTTTAGATGCCCATGTAAGAGTGATTGCGGCATTTGAGAGGAAAGAACATTGTGAGATAATGAGAGAGGAAGTGACACACAAGAACGATCACTATTCGTGTATTGCCTCAAGCCTAGAATATAAGCCCATGCTTTCAGAGATAGAAAACTTTCATCTGTTAGCCAAGGACAACAGACATCTAACCTTACCCGTCCCTAAATAATAACCACTGTCTAAATGAAAATGATCGTGGTGTAGGCGATCACTAATCGGGGATAGAGCTACTCCGAAGTGTAGACACGCCGACCTATGTAACGTAGACAGAGGGGTACGGGGGGAGACAGTGTGAACCCTCCCATCATATTGCAGTTTATGAATATCAATCGCGTTACCATACGCATGTTCTGATAGCGTGTTATTCTTCCTGTTCTTACGGCAAGATTTAACACCCATAGTCCATATCTTCTGAAGCTGATTATCAGAGGACCAGTCTGCCAGATCGTTAGCTAGGTTACAGGTCATGGTAAGAGGCTTGTCTATCTTGGTAGCCCCAAGCTGTCGGACTGTGACTGCGTTAGGAGTACGGCACACACCTCTACCATCTCTAGCTTGAGTGAATTTCACACCTTTAGCTTTTAAGTCTGAGAGACAGCCTTCAGAGTTTATGGCGTAAAGTTGAGGGCGTAACTGGTCATAGAACTTTGGCCCAAAGGATACGGCCCCCACTAGGAGGGCCGCACCTACAAAGCATCCAGCTAAGAAGGGTTTCATTAGGAGCTTTGGATTTTTATTACGCGAGGTTTCTTCTCCTCTGGCGTATGTCGATACACTCTAATGTTCAACATCCCATTACTAAGATCGCAATCTTCGACATGAACATCATCGGCTAACTGAAAACTCAAAGTGAATTTTCGTTCAGCTATACCTCTGTGAAGTTCGGCATAGCTAGTAGGGTCAGCTTCCTCTTCGTTCCTACGGTCATCGTAGTGCTGATTAGTCTTGATCGTGAGGTTGTTGTCAGTCTCCGTCACATCAATATCATCAGAAGAAAACCCTGCTAACGCCACCCTAATAACGTACATGTCAGGATGATCTTCACATGCATCCACGGCTATGATGTTATAAGGGGGATAACTTTCAGATTTGACCATCCGCATATTACGAGATAGTTCGTCAAAGATGCGGTCAAAACCAATGGAATAAGGGCGAAAAGAAGGCAACGTAAGGGAGAGGGTATTCATCTAAAAACTCCTTGTTAAGCGAGTTGAATGTAAGTGGTCCCGATTGGCGACCACTATTCAGAATATAGTCTTACGACTGGAACAATTCAAGTTGCGATGAAGGAGACCCACTCTTGCTGTGATCATAGTCACACATGAAAGTTTCTATAGATCGCAGTGTATTGAAAGTAGGGTTCCACTCAGGACTGTACATGTGTTGCAACGTGCTTGCAGACAGCGAACATTCCGTAGCCAACTTATAAGGGGACACATTATTTTCTAAAGTCCACCTTCGGATATTCTTTATGTACACCGAAATATCACAGACTATTGTTTCTTCAGTTCTATCATCTTGTTTAGATACCATTGGGCTTTCTCCAAGTCTTGTACACCGTTTTTATACCTGTATCTCCAGAGATATTTAATAATGTTTCCCTGTAGATAATATTCAAATCCCTCATCAGTCGCCGCTTGGATAGCGTCTATCGTTTCTATCCCTGCCTTATTATAATGAGGGGGCGAGTTAACCATATCCTCGTTATCAGCTTGCAGATGACCTTTAGCTATGTGTTCTGATCTAGCTTCTTGGATCATCCGCAAGTAATAATCGTGGTTACGCTCATTAGGTTTGGGTTCAGACCCCACATGTACCTCCCTTACCTGTGATTTCACAAACATCATTAGCTTCCATACCCTCTTCAAAGTTCTCACCAAGTTTAGCTTTGGCCTCTGCGTAAGGGACTACAGTTAAAGGCTGTCCACCTCTACTGCCATCAGGATAGCAAGTGAACCCACGCAGACGATGAGCATACTTAGCTAATGTCTCAGCAAATGGACGGACTTTGTCAGGGTTGTTATGCTCTGTCCCCCATGCTGGGAGATTAATCGTAGAGCTAATAGACATGTCTACAAAATCCTGTATGTCTGCTTGGAAAGAAATCCTACGCTCATACTCTTCCGCAAGGTTCAGACTGCTCTCTATCTTGTCAGGGTCTACCCCGTATCTTTCGATAACATTAACAGCCGAGGCATCCACATTGTATTGATAGTGCCACTTCTTGTTCTTTAAGAACCGCCGCTTGTACGCAACAGCGAACAGAGGTTCGATACCAGAAGTGGTGCTTGCTAAAATAGCAATGGACCCTGTGGGAGCTATGGCCCGTCTAGCTACAGGTTGACTGACTGAGAGATCGTCAGCCCCCCGTTGTGCCGTATGGTCAGACACTTTCTTGTAGACATGTAACCATCTACGGAGTTCTGGGGTAACACCATAAGGCATCTGCCGTTGCATCAACCATTCATGGATACCCATGAGGCCTAGGCCCAACCGCCTGTTCTTGTCCCTAACCTTATAAATCTGATCGTAAGGGAGTTCGCTCTTAATGGTTCCGCATAAGAGAAACTTTGTTGCAAGTTCTGTGCATAGACTAAACTCTTTCAAATTCTCTATACGAGACATGTTAAGGGAGCCTAAGTTACATACGTCCCCATCATCAGAGGATGTTACCTCAGTGCAAGCGTTGCGAAGAGTTTCTGATTCCTGATCGAAGAAGTTGAAACTGAATCCGGGTTCTCCAGTACGCATTGCTTGTTCAACATTAGACATCCAGACACTAGACAGTTCTCCTGTTTCCCAGTAATCCGTTAACCATCTGGTGTTCCAGTTGATGCTGATGTTTGTCATATCCAGATCAGCTTCGTAATTAAAGTCAGCTTCCTTTGCTTGGGCCACCGTGATATCTGTCCCTTGTATAGGCTGGCTATGCCAATCTTTAACTTTAAGGAACTTTTCTACATCCGCATGGTCACAAGAAAGTGAAGCATAAATAGCAGAACGGCGACTACCCCCTTGCATTACGGTTCTACCAATGTTGTTGACAGCCTTCATCAAATCTATAGGGCCGCTAGCTATACCACCCGTACCCCCTAACTCAGAGCCAGCCCCCCTTAGAACAGAGTAATCAATCCCAATTCCCCCACCTGTCATTAGACACATGGTTGCATCGTGAACCGACTTAGCCCATTGCTCACGGGTATCATCAGTGCATCCCAACAGGAAACAGTTATTGAAAAACTTCCGTTTACGTCCTGCGTAATACAGATATCTCCCACCGGGAATGAATCTCATCGTGGCGATCATCCATTTCAGTGTGTCTAGATCAGTCTTGTCTAGCAAACCAGTACACACATCATCCACTAAAGTGTTGGCTAGATCAGGCCAAGTCTCACACCCTTCATGGGCGTACTTATGGTTGAAGATTTCCTCTGAAAGATGGTCACGGAATACCGTAGTATCCGCTTTATAAGCGTTACTCATAGTTAGTTTCCCTACTTAGCTGAACCCCAAGTCTTCCCTACGCCGCCTTCGACTAGTTTAAATTGGGGGATGTTTGGATAAAATTCTGTTGCGGCCCACTGCATTGTCGAAGCCATGATGGTCTTGGCCTCTTCAACTTCTATGTCTGGAACTTCTGCAATGAGTTCATCGTGAACCACATGAACGAGTTTAGCTTTTAAGTTGCCCCACGCTTTCGGAAATCTAGACAAACATAAAAGCATAATCTCAGCGGCCCCACCCTGACACGGGGTGTTAACAGATTTGGTGTAAAGCTGAGAGGAAGAGTACGGTGCATAGACACGCCCTTGGCTAGTCCATAGAAACCCACTATCGTCAGCTTGTTTTCTTGTCTGATTGATCCACCGCTTGAGACCCGTGTATAAGTCCAACACATCGTGTTGAATTCTACCAGCCTCATTTGGGGTGGTCTGGTGTCCACTACTGGTAAGGCGTTGCGCCAAACCTCGCGGTCCTTGACCATAGATCAATCCGAATATACACGCTTTGGCGGCAGATCGAAAGACTTTCCCTTTTCCTTCATCGCCAAAGTACTCGTCCCCTACATCCTCAGGGAACTCGCCACGAAAACAATGTCTAGCTGTCATGGTATGTACATCTAAACCTTGTTCAATCGCATCCAGCAACACCTTGTCGTTAGCCATCGCCGCGGCAACTCGGACTTCGATCTGCCCGTAGTCGTAGACAACTAGACTGTGATTAGGTTTAGACACAAACAAATGTCTAAATTCTTTTGTGGCGTTAATGGTCTGGAGTGCTGGCTCGGTAACAGAAAATCTACCTGTCTCTGTACCCCCGATCCTAAAGTTAGCATGGATGCGGTTGCTTATAGGATTGATGAACCGTTTGAAATCTGTCCCAAGGGTGGAACTATTCTTCTTAGCATCAGCCCAGTTCGCTAGAGCCAGCATAGGCTTACGGTTAGCAGGGGGAAGCATCTTGATATGTTCTAGTATCTGCTCCTTCCCTACCCTTAATTGCCCAGTGTCTGTCTTGGGCCATCCATCCGTATTGTATGGAGGGAAAGTTTCAAGATGCCATCTTAACCATTTAGCAACTTGTAAAACAGAGGCAGGGTTCT